ATATTTCCGTTATACTTAAATACCAATCCTTCGGTTGGAACGATAGCATCAAACCCACCGATAGCATTTAGTCTATCCAATTGTATTTTTAATCTATTTAATTTTTTTAAATCACCACCACTTTTAATATCAGCTATAGCAGACTTAAGTTTCTTCCTCATGTTCTGTACTGACTTTGCTGGATTAACAGCCAACCACCCATCCATGTTCTTCATTATTTCAGCACCAACCTCAAAGAATAGTTCCTCAAATGGTTTCATGTTATCTTTAACCATCCTAGCATGGTCTAACTTATCTGTAGTCAAAGCCCAATCCAAAAACTTATCGTTCTTTATTGTTGCTTTCATATCTCTTACTGAATATGATTTATCAAAAAAAGCCCATCTCATCGTAAGTCTCTTAAGAACATTTGTTGGTATCTTATACTTAAATTGTTTAGCAGCATTAAAGATAAACTCTTCCCAAAACCTCTGATGATATAATCCAAGTGTATCGTTATCCTTAAGAGCATACTGACTCTGTAATTTAGATAAACGACCATGAAACTTTTTCTTCATCTTACCAAAGTCTTGATGTTTAGGAACGGTGACAAAGTTAGGTTTAGATATCTTATAGTGTTTCTGTATATGTTGGTTGACTTGTTTTATCATACCTTGTAACATTCTTGCACTATCTTTTGCCTGTCCGATTGGTCTTCCATTATCATCATATTCCATCGCACCATGAAAAAGTAATTCTGTAATATCATAATTAACTACATTCTCACTAGCAGGCCACATGACCTCTAAACTCATGAATTTACTACCATTACCAAAAATCTTATCTTGTTGTTTTTTGGAAAGAGCACCAACTGCTTTTGATAAGTCTCTCATCGCATATACAAAAGCGTCTCTAATAGCACCTCTACCTTTAAACTTTTTTTCTACATCTTTTATTGTTAATGCTGTTTTACCTTTGTTTTTAAGATGTCCTTTATTACGAGCAGCGATAAGTTTACCATCTTTATAACTTATCATTAAATTTTGACCATCAGTCTTTTCTGTAACATTATCTTCTCGGTCAAGTTTTCCACTTAAACCTAATTCAATAATCTTTTTTAAATCTTTGAATGTTAGCTCCTTATCATCAAACGGATGATTCATATGTCCGTAAGCCCCACCCATTAATAATAAATCTCTTCCATTTTTTTCTAAACCACTTGTTAGTGAATAAACCTCTTTTACTATTTCTAATTCATCATGTTGGTCGTCACCATCTCTTTTCTCTGTTTCTTTTGGTTCTTCATCATCCATCTGTTTTGCTGTTTTCGGACTATCTTTAATAGTTAGATTTCTTTCTTTAGCCATAGTATCTACATATTCATAATCTTGATTCTTAAGAATCATATCAATATGGTCTAACCATTTATTCCATAACTCTGTACCAACATAATCTGTTAAGTTCTGAGCACTCGGTTGATTAATACCAGCAGGACCAAACGATACGTTATCTACAGGACCATTTGGATACTGAGTATCTTTATAGTAAGAAACATCTTGACTATTGTAGTTATCAATATCTACCAATAAATCAGATAGTTCCCAACCTAATCTTCCAGCCTCAATGTCAGCTCTATTTGTATAAGAACTTAAACTTGAGAACATAGAAGGACCATCATCCGTTTCTACAGAACTAACTTGACTATTCTCAAATATATGAACAAAAAACTCAAAGAGCTTTTTGAACTTATTCGTCATCATAATATACAACCCTTTGTCGTAATATCCAAATGTTTTTTTGAAAAACTTTTTCTTGTCTTTCTCACTTACTTTTGGACTACCCAACATTTCTCTTGTCTTCGTACCACTTATGTTTCCAAATTGTGGAGCAGTAACAAAGTATCCATGTTCTTCAAATCCTTTTATATCACCCTTACTCTTTTTGTAATCTTGATAATAAGTTTTACTACCATCTTTCTTTGTACCACCTTTTAATCTACCAGCATCCTTTTCTCCAAAGGCATAAACTACTGCTGTTGTTTTAGAATCAAACTTCTTAAGTAGATTGTCTGCTACATATGGTGTCTTTTCTTGAACGATACGATTCTTTGGAATACCCACCTTTACCATGTGACGAACTTTTTCCTTAAAGTTCATTGGATGTCTTGGTGGTTTCTTTATATTAGATGTGGTTATGTAAGCTTCATCAACTTGTTTGGACAACCACTTATATGTAGCAAGATGACCTGAATGAAATGGTTGAAATCTACCACCAAATACACCGATAGTTTTTTTGATGTGTTTTGACTCAGTAATTTCGTTTCTTTTTTTAGTTTTCTTCTTCATCTGATTGATGAATTTTCTATACACACCAGCAGCACTTTTTTTACCAGCTGCTTTTGCCCTCTGTTCCATAGCTATAGCAGCCTGTATTTTATGAGCATGTGTTTTACCACTTCCTCTTATCTTACTAACTGATTTTTGAGCATCTTTTACTGTAGCAAACTTTAGTCCATGTATTGTGCCTTTTGGATTTTCATCTGTGTATAAATCTGAGTGTTTCTTCGAGCCTGCTGGTTGACCTTTTTTACGAGGTTTTCTTGGTTCTTCATGAACCTTACCTATCATACCTAAAGGACGAGGTCCACATCTCTGTCTATATTCAGCATTAGTCTCTGTATTAGTTTTTTTAGCACAACTAGTTCCTTTTTTTGCCTGAACCTCTTTTACTTTTTTGTAACCACTACCATAAGGAACTGAGGTATGTCCTTTCTTTTTCATCTTTTTTATTTTAGAAAGTTTAGAACCACCTTTGATAGTTCCATCACCTGCAACGATTCCCATCTCGTTGATAACAGGTTTAGTTATTTCTTCTACTAACTTTTTTAAACTCATAAGTTTAATTCCAACACTTGTCTCATTCTATCTTCAAATGGTCTTGGTAAACTATCTTTATCATAGTAACCCCAATCAGTATGTTCATGGTCTAATGTAGGTTCAGGTTTACCATCCATCTCTGCTTTATAAACTTTACATAGACGATTATATACTCCGTCTTTTATCGTACCTAAATATACTAAACTTTTAGGGTTAATGTCAAGCATTGTTTCTTCTTTTAATTCACGAGCAGCACCTTCCTCAAAGGTTTCACCTTTCTCAACACCACCCATTGGTACAGACCAAAAATTTGGGTACTTACCTTGAGTTTCGGAACGCTTTACACAAAGAACTTGACCTTCAGATATAACAGCAACACCAGCAACTTTTCGTGGTGGTTTTGTTAAATGAAAATCTCTTTCGTTAAGTAAATCCTTTAGTTTAATCATTTGTCATATCCTTAATATCTTGATAAGATTTACTTTTAGTTATCATTCTTCTTACCATCATAGATTGTTTTTCTAAAGTACGAGACAATAATCTTTCTTCTGGTGCATGTTTTTTGAATAAATCAGATAAGTCTTCTAATGAGTCTACTGCAGATTGGTATACATCTTCAATTGTATCAGACCTTTTTGATACATATCTTTCATTCAGTAAATCTTTTAGTTTTGGTATAGACATAGATATTCTCCTACATCTATAAATATATAAGTTTCAAAAGAACTAAACTTCTAATGCTCTTCTAAACCAACCAAAGTAAAACTTCTCCAAGTCTGGCTTACGAGTTACCAAATCAGCATAATACTTAACACGATAAGCA